CGAAGGACTAACTACTGTTGGCGTGTTGCTTGCTGAAACATAACCCATCAACCTCGCAGCCATAACTAAACCTCACTCTCAAGATCAGGACTTACAGGCGCAACAAAATCCTGTGTTGCCTCATCGTAAGTGAAACCGATACCAGCATAAGTTTTACCCTCAGTATCAAAAAAGGTTTCAACCCAACGACCCGTGTAGCGTTGCGGGTTCGCTTCAAGGAACTCTCGTTGCACTACAGCAACTTTCGTGACGATATTGTTGTCATCTATTTGTGCGAAGTATTGTGCGCTCATAGTTAAACCTTAAACCTGACATAAATAATTCCCGAACCACCAGCACCACCTGTGCCACCACCGCCACCAGCACCCGAACCTGAATTGGCTGTTGCACTATTACCTGTACCTGTTGCGCCTGCGTTGCTATTTGCTGACGAATTACCACCTGCGCCTGGTGTACCACCATTACCGCCACCACCGCCACCCGTTGCTTTATAAAGCGCAGAACCAGAGCCAATAAAGGTGCTTACATCAAACCCGTTTCCGCCCGCTCCGCCGTTTGTGCCACTATTGTTTGCGCCTGCTGCCGAATATCCGCCACCGCCTGCGCCTGCGCCATTACTTTGACCGCCGATTTTGCCTGTAACGCTGTCAATAGTTGTCGCTACAGCAGTTGAATTAAAACCGCTGCCACCATTAGAACCGCCTTTGCAACCGTTGCCGTTTGCAGCAGAAAAATCTAAAGTTTCATTTCCTGGACCACCCATACCACCGCCAGGTGCCGTGATAACTGTGCCAATACTTGAGCCAAGACCCATAGTTCCAAAAGCGTCATTAGCACCACCTGTGCCACCTGCACCAACATCAACTGCGTATGTCGCAGCAGTCAAATAAAGTGTTGTTTGAATTAAACCACCTGCGCCACCACCCGAACCGCCACGATCTAAAAATGCACCTCGTGCGCCTGATGCACCACCGCCACCGCCGACAAGCAACACATCAAACAAACCAGCAGAAGAAACAGTCAAAGTTCCGTCACTTGTAAAAGTTAGCAGCGTATAGTTTTGACCCGAAACAGTTATAGAACTAGAAGTGCCACCAGTAGCCACACCATAACCAGTAGTAGCAACAATAGTGCTTGTGCTTCCAGCACTTACATATCCGAGTTCACGCCTGTTCGGCATAGTTAAACCGTAATCTGATTAACGAAACCGTGAATACAAATCACATTCGCTGTCGCAGCAAACGCCTTAACAACAAGCGCAGTCGCATTACCTTTAATCAACAAGCCAGGAATTACAGTCACCAAACCAGCCTCAGGCTGAACAGTAACCTCAATGTTGCCGTCTGGTGCTGTTGCTTCGCCCCACTCAATTGTCAATTTTACTGATGATGCTGAAGTATTTACTGCATACAACCAGATCTCATCAAGGGTAGTGGTTGTTGTTGAACCAGTATGAATTGTTGTGCCAGCAGTAGCAGTAGCAGCGACTTTGATTGCTTTGCCGTCTGTGCTTCCTGACAGAATTTTTTTAGTGAATGTTGCCATTGTTTTCCTTTTAACCGAATACTTGTGAACTTAAAACTATTTGATCGCTGTCGCCAGCAACACTACTAGCCCCAAGATTAACAACCCAAGTATTTGTAGCGGTTTTGATAAGTGTAGCAATCTGATATTGAACCATCGCAAACGAGGTTGCTTGGCTTGTTAAGGTCACGCCTGAGCCTGCCGTTAAAGTGACAGCACCAGCACCAAGTTGAATGACAACTATCCGAACCCCAACATCAAAAGCGACAGAAGCGTTTGGTGGCACAGTCAGAGTGCTTGCCGAAGCATTGCTCATCGTTACTTGTTTGCCTGCGTCAGTTAAAACAAGTGTGTATGAAGTGCCTGTTTGGGCGTTTACATCATCAGACCAGACGCTTGATTGCAGTTGATTCATCTGCGCTGCGGTCAGCACTTGTGCTGCTGTAAAAGTCTGTCTTGCCATAGTCGCCTAGTGTAACCTACGCCAATGCGTTTGTGCTATCTAATACGCCGAAAATTGGGTCATCAAGTATCAATTCAAATAAAATCTCGGTGTTAAACAAGCCGACAGTAACCCGATGCTCGCCAGCCGTAATCAAATGGGTCAGCCGTTCAACCGCATAATACTCGGTGACAGATAGAGGCGAACCAGTCGTATAAGTTCTCGTCACGGTAACGACATCTTGAAGTTCAAGAGCGTTAATAGCGTCACGGTTCGGTGCTGACATAGCCGAAGTAACAAGCCCTAGATCGTCAAAACGATACTGAGGATTTGCATACAGACCAACCAAATAGTTCGCTAAAGTTAATGCTTCGCTATCTGACTCAAGCAACAAATCGGGTAGTGAATAAGTCGTTATCCCGAACTCTGCTTGAGAAGCAGCATCGTCAGCGATCTGAACCGTTCCACCTTGAATCGTTGCCTGAATACGGTTATATAGAAACTCTTGCCCGTAAATAACTTGTAGTGCCGTGTAGGGAATGTTTGTGCCAGCGTCAGAGAACTCGGCTGCGACAGTCGCAAACGAAGCATCAAGACGATCAGTAAAAGTCAGGTCGCCGTTCGCAGCAATAAAGCAAGCACCCTGTTCACTTGTAGCGATCTGTTGCAGATAAGTTAAAGCGTTCGTGTTCGCATTTATCTGATATGCGCCTAATGTCGCCAACCCTGTAGAGATATTGCGTGTAGTTAGAGGGTAATCAATTTCAGGCAAATCCAAAAGATAATTGACTCGTGCGCCCGACAATTCAACCGAAGGCGTAACATCAGCCTCAACAACCGTGTTCGCCAACAACACAAAATCATCTGCTGCCGTAATCGTAACCGTGCTTAAGTTGTAGTCATAAACAACATCTATATCGGTGATACGACCCGTAAACAGATAGTTTGCGCCTGAAGTGATCGTAACTTTACGGCGTGGCACAACACCAGAACGCCCAGCAGCAGTATCCCAATAAGGTGAATCCTCGTTAATCGGGTCAAAGCGTCTGTCGTTATTCACCAATTTGATAGCGCATTGTCCTGCGTTAAATTGTGCAAACTGATCTTGTCTGCCACGAGTAATAGAAACTTCTTGACAGTATTCGGTAATGTCCACACCTACAAGGTTGCCGTCAAGAACAAACTCGGTGTTATCTAAAACACCTGCTTCGGCATCGTCAAGCACAAAGAAGTTAGTGATGAAACCTACTTCAGCGAGAACAGTAATCTGCTCGCCTGATGCGAGAGTGGTAGCCATTTATGCCACCGTCAAAGGCAAAGCACCGTTCGTTCGCTCATAACGCTTCAAAGCGTTCACGATCTGTGTGCCGATATCTTTACCGTCAGCACCCATACCAGCCGTAACTTGAATGTTGTAAGTGCTACCAAACGAACCCATACGGTCAAGAGGAATGATCGCCTCTGCGCCTGCTTCACCGACAAGACCGAGCATCGCTTTAGTAACAATGCCACCGTCAGCAAATGTCCCCATACCGCCACCTATTAGTTCTTCAAGCGTAGGAACACGAATGTTTTTCAGATCTTCAAAAGTTATTTCACCGAAACCAAAATCAAATCCCGTGCCACCAGTAGCCCCACCCCCACCATCGCCTGTAGATAAATCAGGTATGACAACACCAGCGTTAGCATCAGCAGCAGCCTTCTGTGCTTTAGTAATTTTTTTACCTGCTTCTGCTCGCTCTTTTTCTGCTTCAGTAAGAGCGTCAGTAGCGTCTTTCAAACGCTCATAGGCTTGGACTCGTGAATATATCGCATCGGTTTGCGCTTTTTCTGCGTCTTTCAATTCTTTTAATACTTCGTTATAGGCATCGCTGCCTTCTTTAACTCCGTTAATTGTTACATCAAGTTTTTCTTGTGCAGCAGTTAAAGCCTCAACAGAATCACGCTGTTGATCGGTAGCGTCAGCGACAGACAACTTCGCTTGAGCCAACCTGATTTCGGCTTCACGAATCATTTGCGGTGTTGATTCAGGGTCTTTACGAACCTTTATCAATTCCGCTTCAGCATCTTTAACAGCAAAGATCGCTTCCTCTAATGCATATTTTGCTCTTTCGGCTGCCCGTTCTGCTTTTGATCTCTCCTCATCAGCGTCTTTAGCCTCTTTAGATTCTTTTCCATAGCCTTTAGTTACGAGATTGAAACGCTTTTGTGCTTCAGATAATGCTTTGGTTTTCTCTAATAAGTCTTGATTTGATTCGTTTACTGCCTTATTTGCGTCACGCAACGAACGCTGAGCCGAAGTAACACCTTTAATCGCATCAACATATTTTTGTAGTTTTTCCGCAGCAGATTCAACAACACCCCCACCACTTTTAATTTCTTTGTAACCTTTTCCTGTGTAATCCAAGAACTTGCCCATACTCAAAGCCATATTTTGATATCTGTCTGCTTGGGTCTGTAGTTGTTTTTCAGGTGTAACAACCATTCTGATCGCACCAGCAGTATTCAATGCTTGACGCTCAAGGTTCTTTAACTGTTGTTCAGTCATTTTTGACGCTTCACCGACACGACCTAATGAAACCCAGCCGACAGTTCCAAGTTTTTTTAGATCTGCACCAAAAAAATTAGCAACAGTTATCGCAGCGTTAATAACATTTACAACAACATTCCAAGCAGCAACGAAAAGATTTACAAATACTTCAACGATCTGAATAAGCCCATTAAAAACTACTCGCACAATGTCACGGAACACTTCAAATCTTTGATAAGCCAAAACAACAGCAGCAGCAAGAGCAACAATAGTGATAATAAAAACGGCTGCAAACGCAGCAAGTGGGGCAGCAGCGACAGCAGCAGCAGCAGCACTAGCACCGAACGCCACATTCACGATAGTGGCAACTTTTAATGCGATGTTATAGGCGACAATCGCTAATGCCAAGAACCCGACTGCGCCAGCCAAAGCCAAAACGACCTTCTCGTTGTCTGCCATAAAACCGAAAACAACCGTCATAACCGAAGTTATTTTTTCAAGAGCAGGCAGAAGTGCTGCGCCTAAACTTTCTTGAAACTCGGCAACATTGTTTTTAAGTATCTTCATTTTGCCAGCAGCAGTATCAGCAGCGTTAGCAGTAGCACCGCTAAAAGTTTGAGCCAGATCAGCAAAAACAACTTCCGTGCTTGCGCCGTCTTTAATCAAATCACGCAACGCAGGCGACAACTTTTGTAACGCCTTAAAATTACCTGCATACGCCTTAGCCAGCGCATCAGCAGCAGCCTGTAACGGTATGCCTGACGCTGTTGCTATGTCTTGAGCCAAAACCAAACCCGTTTGTGCTTTAGTTAAGTCTCTAGTACCGATAACAAGCGAAGCGAGAGCAGCACGAAGTTCTGTATCAGCCGTGCCAGAAGCACGAGACATCGCTTCAATCAATGCTTCTGTGGTTGCGACAGTTGCCGATGAAGCACCAACTACATTTTGTAAAGTTTGAGCCAACTTTGCTTGCTCTAATTCGTCAGCAGCAGCAGCCTCAGCAGCCCTAAAACCTGCATATGCTAAACCACCGAGCGCAGCAACAGCAGGCAGAAATGCTTTTTTCAATAAAAATGATGCTTGCTCTGTAGTTGTTTCAAGTTTCTTAAACTCAGTGATGGCTTTAGATATGCCCTTCGCATCAAAATCGGTGAGTATGTTTATGCCAACAGCCATCAGTTACCTATATACCTTGCCCATTAATTCGTTTTGTAGTGAGATCATCAACTTCTTTAACAACTTTCAACACTGCTTCTTCAATCATATTCTGATTGTTTTTAACTGCGCCGAACATAATACGAGAACGAGTTGCGCCACGCTTGCTTTTAACTTTTGTGTGTTTATCAAGATTGCCAATAAATGTTGATCCGCTTGATTCATATGAGCCACTACCTGCCGAATCGTAAACTTGACCGCCAGCATCCATCTGCTGAATACGCAAAATGCCCCTACCGCCTGAAGCGTTGCGTCTTGTTGTGCCACCTGAAATGGCTTTAACTTTTGTTGTAGCGGAAGAATTATACGGTGGCAATCGTTTAACGCCGACACGACCACCAGAACTATGCCAATTTTGAAGTGGTGGGCTGCTTGGAAAACGAGAACCAACTAGATCAGCCAATGGTTTTGCTGCGTCACCTAGACTCTTTTTGAACTCATTGAACAGTTCTTTTTCGTAGTTCTTCAGATAAAACAGTGTCTCATTTATCCCATAGAACTTGATTTCGTTTGCCATAGGCGAACATCATACAACTATCTGCGCCTACGATTCGTCTGTTTAACAAGCCAACGCTGATACGCCAACATTGTTTCAAGCATTTCTTCGCTCTCAGCAAGCAATAAAGATGGCGCAATATGATACTCGTGCGCTAGGTGAGCGATCAGCCAATGCGCTGAATCGTCACCGAACTTTATTCTTTTGGGGAATCACCTTCATCTGCTGGTGTAACTTGAGCGACTGTCGCAATCCAATCAGGGTCAAACTTCAGTTTCGTTTTGCCTCTGTGTGTGAGAGCAGACCAAGCAAGCCAAGCAAGATCGGTTAGGCGCATCTCTGTTTCAAGACGGACAACGCTACGCTGCCAAGTTCTTTCAAAGCCAACGAAGTCAGCGAACACTGCTTCTACAGGTTCAACTGTGCCGTCTAGATATTCAACTTTTAACGCAATTTTCATTGTGATCTCCTTCTAATTGTTGTTTATTAAGATGTTGCTTTTGTTAAAACTCCGCCAGCGAAACTTAGACTTGTCATCGCCAACTCGCCAACGGCTGCTGCCACAGGTGTATGTGCTGCAAGGAATGTCCCAGTCAGGGTGTAACTTGGGTTTGTGGCACTTACTGCTGCTGATGTTGGTTTAATGACAACAGTTGTTGTCGTTCCAACAAGTGGATAAATAGTTGCTTCAACATTTGCTGCTGCGAAATCTTGCATAAACTCAATGTCAAGCGAATTGTTTTGCAAACCACCAGCGAACTTATGTCCTGTGCTGCCGAATGCCGTTGTCTCAACGCTGTCAATTTCGTAATTCAATGTCACACTATTGGCGTGGTCGCTCAAGGCGATTGCGTTCACTGTGATTGAAGCATCTGTCAAAACTAAAACTGCCATAACTATTTGTCGCTTTCTTTTGGTTCTTGTTTGGAAACTTTAACATTAACTTCAGCCAAATGTCCACCCTCAACAAGCGCATCAACATTCAAACCTTCAAGATCATCACCTGAAATGTTTGAGCCTTGTGCGCCGAGTGTGCAATTCTCGCTGATGATTTTATAGTTTGCCATCGTTTGTCCTATCCGTGAACTGTTACTTGGAACTGTATCTGTAAAAACTCTGCGTCAGCAGAACTTAAACTCGTAATGTTCGCACCTGATGGTAGCACCAAAGTTTGGCACACGCCACCAAGAGTCTTGTCGCCTTCAATCGC